CGCCAGGGCCGCGTCTGTCAGCGCGTAAAGGGCGCGCGTATGGCCCGGCTTCAGGTTCTCGACCCAGCCGGCCTTGGCCAGTTCGACCATGTCGCGTGAGACATAGGCCGTTGTCGTCTTGAGGTGGTCCGCCAGCTGGCGGCTGGTCTGAGGGCCCATCAGCGCCAGCTGCTCAACCGCGCGCGCCTTGGCGCTATCTCGCAACAAGGCGGGAAGAGCGGCGGCACTCGCCTGAGGCGCCGGAGCCGGGGCGTCCAGCAGGTCGAACAGCGACGGCATGCCGGCTTCGTTCTCTGCCGCCTGAAGGTATTTGATCCCGTCCGCGAAATAGCCGGTGTTCAGTTCGGCAGCGCGGCCTTTGCGGCCCAGCTTCAGGGCTCGGTAGGGCACGGTGAACAGACCACCGAAGGGATCGAACACCGTCTCGCCCTTCATCGAGTACCGCTCGATCAGCCGGTCGACGATGTCGAACTGGAGCGGGCAGATGTGGTTCTCAAGTCCCCGTCGCGTCTGCTCGCCATTCAGCGTCAGCATCCGGTTCACGTCGTGCCAGACATCCGGATCCGTCGACCCTGGCATCAACGCCATAAAGGTGGTCGGCATCATGCCGCGCGCGGCCAGGGCCTCGCCGATCCGGATGTGGGTCTCGTAATCGTAGACGGCTTGCACGTTCTGGCTGGCGAAGACCTTCATCAGGGTTTCCAGCGGCAGCGCCATCATCTCTTCAGGCGTCAGCAGGCGCTCGCCCGACGACCTCCAGTGCGCGTGGGCGTCGACCTGCCACCGGGCCAGTGAATAGCCCGTTCCGGGGACCGGGAAGATGTCCCGGCGGCTCTTGTCGTAAGCGACCGGACGGCCGTCGCGATCGACATAGTCAGGGCGTTCACTGGCGACCCGCTCATCGGCGTAGCCCTTGGACCGGTCGGTCTGCGGCTTGAACATGAGCAGGACGTATTCGGGCGAGCCGACGCCCATTTTCGTCCCATCCTTCAGCATCTCGCCATAGCTGAGCCTGTAGGTCTGGTTGTTCTCGCGGACCACGTCCGTGTCGACCGTGATCATGCCGCCGAAGACGAAGCCGTGCTTCTGAAGATGGAACAGGGTCTTGGCGTGGAAGGGGTTCACGCTCGGCCGGCCGAGGCCTGTGACGTCACCGAATAGGATCCTGTCCTTGACGTGCACGCATGCCAGCCGACCGGGCTTCAGAACCCGCAGGAGTTCCGGCGTCAGGAAATCCATCTGACCGAAGAAATGGCCGTCGTCATCGGTGTGGCCGAAGTCGTTGTAGTTCGGCGTGTACTCATAGTGGTTGCTGAACGGGATCGAGGTGACGATCAGGTCCACGCTGTCGCTGGCCATCGACCGGGTTTCCTCGACGCAGTCGTTGTTCGCGACCGTCCAGCCCTCCCCGCTCGCCTCGATGCGTTCGACCCCCTGGGCGCGGGCCAGCTCTGCCCCCATCTCGCGATGGTTCAGGCCGTACTTGCGGATGATGTTGGTCATGATGGTGCGGAGCTCCCTGTCGCGGGCCCACTTCGCTTCCAGATCGCGGACGATCTCGCGCTCGGTCTCAGCGAACACGATGTCGATCTCGACACGATGCGCCTGACCGAACCGCTGGATGCGGTAGATGGCCTGAATGAAGTCGTTGAACTTGAAGCCGACGCCGACGAAGACGGCGCGGTGGCAATGTCGCTGGAGGTTGCAGCCGGACCCCAGCATCACCGGCTTGGCGCCGAGGGTGGCGATCCGGCCGTTGGAGAAGTCGATGACGGTCTGCTCGCGGCCTTCGGGGCCCTCGAGGTCCTGCGCGCCATAGACGGTGCGAATATCTGGAAGAGCCGTTTCCAGCGCCCGGCGCTCATCCTCGAGATCGTGCCAGATGACGAAGTGTTCGTCTGGCGACGCCTCGCGGATCTCGACGGCCTTGGCTACTCGGGTCGGCAGGCTGTCGCGGCGTTCACGGGCCGCCTGCTGAAGGCCCAGCGCTGACGAGCGGAACAGGGCCGCCTGGCCATCGCGGTCTACGTCGACGCCGGCGATGTCGGTTTGCACCTCGTGCCAGCGGACCACCATTTCCGGCAGGACATAACCCTCGTCGGAAAACCCGAGGTCGCTCGGACGCTGTAGGAAGGTCGCCCAGCTGTTCACCCACAACCAGAACTCCTCTTCCTTGTGCGGATAGAGGGTCAGGTTCCCGGCCTTGCTGGAATCCCGCTGGAAGAAGCGGGTCAGGGCCTGCCCCGTGTCCATCACGCCAAGGAAGCCGGCGTAGTGGATCAGTTCTTTGTAGCGGTTGGGCGACGGCGTCGCAGTGGCCACGTGGCGGTAAGCTACCTGGTCGAACAGCGGCATAAACGTTTGGAAGGTCTTGGAGCCGAACGACCGAAGCACCGACGCCTCGTCCAGGCCCGCCCACGTGAAGACCGATGGATCGACCTTGCCGTCACGCACGCTCTCGTAGTTGGTCAGGCTCAGACCTTCGCCGGCCTCGTCGGTCGATCGAATGAAGCGCGGCGCCTCATCCCACCCAAGGACGTTCAGGGCGTCATGGGTGAACTCCTGACGAACGCCCAGAGGCAGCACGATCAGACCGCGGCGATCCATGCCGTGGGCCTCGTGCGCTTCGTCCAGGAGGATCCGGCCAGTCTCCAGCTGGATCGACGTCTTGTGCAGGCCGAAGGCGGTGAAATACGCGCGGCGGCCACCCTGCACGCCCCAGCGGGTGAGCGCGGCGGCGTGCGGTTTCATGTTGGGGTTCACCGCCTCGGGCGGCACCCAGAAGCCGGTTTCCTGCGCTGGCGGGGCCTTGGAAGCGATGAAGTCGCGATAGGGATCGGGGGAGAGATCTAGCATCAGGCGGCCTGCGATTGGGGGATGTCAGGGTCAGCCGGCTCGCAGCGGCGCGCGGGCTGGCGCAGCGTCGCGCGGACTGCCGGCGAGGCGGCGAGCCAGCGATGCCGCTCGCAGTAGGGCGAGGTCCCCGCGCAGCCGAGGTTGCAGACCATCGCGTCGCGCGCGCCGGTCTCTATCGGCCAGCGGCAACCTTTGCTGTGGTCGATCAGCCGGACAGGCGTCGCGCCGGGCAGCGGAGCCCAAGCCGCGTGGTTGTCGGGGAAAGGCTCGAGCGCAATCATCGGCGTCGGCGCCGGGGCGACAGGTTTCTGGACCTTGGCGATTGCGCGCGGCTTCGGATCCGTCTCTTTCGGGCTCGCCGTGCGCACGCGAACGCGCGCATCCGGCGCGGGCGTGGGCCCACGTTTCAATGTCGGAAAGGCCTTGCCGGACTGCACCAGAATCCGGTGCACCGTCGTCGTGTTGATGTTTTCGGCCTTTGCGATCTCGGCGGGCCCCTGACCAGCCAGACGGGCCGCGACGATGCGGGCCTCCCGGTCCGGCTTCCGGCGCGGGTCGATCCATCCGCTCGCCTTCGGATCCTTATCTTCAGCCGACGGCACGGGCTTCGACGGCGGCGGGGCCGCGGGGAACAACTGGTCCCTCACCGTCGCGACGTCGGCGGCGAAGAGCCTCCGGGTCGTCAGTTGAGACGGAGCCAGGGTGTTCGGATGCACCTGCATCACACGGGCGCAGGCAACCGGTCGACGATCCTCAGGATGGATCAATGCGGCTGCCGCCAGCTGGCGCGCCCGGCCACGACCGTCCCGAGCCTCGTCGAACAGAGTTGCAGGATTGAAGCCGAGATGGCGCGCCGCGAAGACGGCTGCACGGGCGATCAGCTGAGGCGTAAGGGGGCCGGGCGTCAGAACCGGCGAAGGGGGCGCTTCGTCGCTCATGGTAGGCTTTCCCAGAGCACCGTGGACAGCTGAACCACGAGGCCGTTTTGCTTCTCAGGCCCAACGGGGCGCTTGAAGTCGATCTGTCCGACCAACCGTTCGTGCACTCGCCAGACGTGCCCCACCGCTTCGAACTCAGCGCCCATCTGACGCCAGCGGCGCAAGAACATCTGGGAGGTCGCGTTGACCTGGTAGAGGATCATCTCGACCGGCACGGCCATGCGGACTGCGCATGCACGCGCGGCAGGATCCGGTGGCGTCTCGCGACGGCCGAAGTCTCCAGAGGCGCCGACGGGCTGTTCAATCACGGTCAGATCGGGACCGCCCCGTAGCCCGCGCATCAGACCACCTCCATGGCGTCTACCGCTGCAATACGTTTGCCGATCCACGCCATGACGGGCACGGCCATGGTGTTGCCGAGGGCTTTGTAGCGGGGGCCATCGGCGGCCACGCCTTTGCGATATGGAATAGCCGTGTAGTCGTCGGGGAAACCTTGCAGCCGCTCGCATTCGCGGGGCGTCAGACGGCGGACCGCGGAAAGGGCTACGTAGTCACGGCTTGATCCTCCACTCGCAGCGCACAAGGCGCCGATGCGATTGCCGTTGCCCTCGACCTCGGGCACGGCCCCGCCTTCTCGACCGCGAAGGGCGAAGGCGATTGGCTGAACGATGTAGTCACCGCCCTGATTGCCACCAGCAGGCCCCGCCGCCATTACCGGCTGAGCAATGTCAGTTTCACGGCCCTTGAAATCCTTGCCGCTATTCATCGGCATGATCGAAAAGGCCTTGACCGAAACCAGATTAGCGATCTCGTCACCGCTCGGACCGCTCGACCCCTTGGCCCATTTGCTGGAAATGGCTTGAGGCACGATGTCCGGGCAGTGAACTATGCCGCCATCGAGGTCGAAGTCGGTCCCGAGTCCGCCGCCGCCTGAAGGGCGCGCGCTAAGGGTGGGGGCAAGGTCTTTCCGCGTTTCTCGGCGCGGCGCAGGATGCCCCGACAGGCTGTGGCGCTCAAATAGAACCGCGGCGGCACGTCGCCAGTCTCCAAGGTATCCGATAGCGAGCACACGACGGCGTCGCTGCGGAACTCCGGTGTATTGAGCGTCAAGAGTCCCGTAGGCCCACCCGTACCCGAGTTCTGAAAGTCCGGCCAAGAAGCACGCGACCGCATGGCTTTCGTCTGCTTCGTACTGATCATCGACCACGACCTCTTCCCCGTCAGCGGGTCCGTGACCGGCGTCCAGGTCGATGTCCGGCGCACGGAGATCGGGAGCGATGTGGGAAACTGAGGATAGAACGCCGGGGACGTTCTCCCAGACCAGCCATCGGGGCCGAAGGCGTTGAGCGAGCCGAAGGTATTCAAGGGCGAGGTTACCACGCTCGTCAGCCAAGCCTCCTCGGAGGCCTGCGATACTGAACGACTGGCAGGGGGTGCCTCCAACGAG